AGATCTTCTCTATGCGTGGGAATTCTTAGAAAAGAAGGGCGCATGGATAAAGCCTAGTGATGACTTTAAGGAACTACTTAATACCAAAGACCTTGAATTTCCCGACAAGATTCAGGGCGATAATAATCTCTTTAAAACTATCGAAGAGAACGAGGACTTATGTCTATTTTTAATAGACTACTTCAAAGAACAGATAAATTCATGAAGTTCATTGATCCATACGGCAAACATAGGAACTTAAAAAACGCGAAAAAATACTTAATAGATTGGGACAAGCCTAGTCGGAGCAAGTTTCAAACTAAAGTCAAAAAGTTTCTACGCAGATACTGGAAAAATGATATTGTGTTTGAAGAGTTTAGGGTTGTGGGCACTCGACTTACTTTAGATTTCTATAATGCAAATAAGAAAATAGCCGTTGAGGTTCAAGGGGAGCAACATACAAAATTTGTTAAGTTTTTCCATAAAAATCGTTTTAAATATGCAGACCAGCTAAAAAGGGACGAAAAGAAGCTTGACTTCTGTAACATCAACGATATAAAGTTGGCAGAAGTTTATCCACAGGACGAAATAGCGGCCTCACTATTCAAAAAACAGGATATTTATTTATGAACTTAGAAGAAAATGAAGAATTCTGCATCCCTTCAGAGATGGTAGAAAAAATTTACGAACTGTCTGGAGGGGCTGATAAATATAAAGGCGTAATACTTGCGGTTTCTTCTGAAAATGGTAAACCTTTAATATATTGCAAATTTGATTGCGGTATGACTGAGTTTGCTTTAACAAAAGCTCTTGAAAATCATTTCGCAGCCCCCCTTGAAATAAGGGAAGAAGAACAATGATCTATAACTTCGAACTAGAAAAGCAACTATTGGCGGGTCTAATTAAAGAACCCGACACCTTATCAGAAATTTTCAATTTCATTGGCACTTCTGATTTTTATTCTAAACAGAGTTCTCTCCACTCTACTATTTTCAGAATTGTTAAACAGGCTATAGATGCAGGAGATGAGGTAGACGAAATTATTATAGCACAAAGAGTTAAAGATGTAGGGCTGTCATTCGAAGATAATTTAAACCCTTCGGATTATATTAAATCCCTAGCCCTAAGGAAAGTCCCCAAGGGCAACACACTCAAAACAGCTAAAGAGCTGAAAAAATATTCCATTAGGCGTGAAATCTTGGAATCGTCTCAGGACATTGCCAAGAAGATGAAAAACATGCCGCCCGAGGCTTCTTATAGATCTATTATCGATACTGCCGATAACGCCTACAATTCCCGCATTAACCTCTATGAGATGGGCAATGATGCGCCCGAAAACATTTACGATGAAATGGAGGTGATTATAGAAGAGCGGGGCAACAATCCAGTTACGGAATTTGGGATGATGGGTCCACACCCCAAAGTCAATGAAATTTACGGTTCTCTGCTACGCCCAGGAAACATTACCGTTATCGTCGCTAGGTCGGGAGTGGGCAAAACGAATTTCTGTATGGATTACAGCACCAAGGTGAGCGTGAAGTATGATGTCCCAGTGTTGCATTTTGATAATGGCGAGATGAGCAAAGAAGAGCTTATTATGCGCCAGTGTGCGGCCCTCTCTGGAGTCGCCATGCACCTCCTAGAGAGCGGCAAATGGAGGCGAGCTGGTCAGAAAGTAGTAGATAAAGTTCGTGCAGTTTGGCCAGTAGTTAAGAACTTAAAATTTTATTATTATAACGTCGGCGGCATGGATGTGGACTCCATGGTTAATAACCTCAAGAGATTTTATTATTCTAAGGTGGGTCGCGGGAAGTCAATGGTTTTCTCCTTTGATTATATTAAGACAACTTCTGAGAACTATACTAACAAATCAGAATGGCAGGTAGTGGGGGAAATGGTAGACAAGTTTAAAAAGTGTGTTCAAAAGGAGATACTTCATGAGGGCAATCCCATTATTCCGATGATTACCTCAGTCCAGTCTAACAGATATGGAATCACCAATAACAGAAACTCTCAAAACATTGTGGACGATGAGTCTATTGTTTCTCTTTCAGACCGCATCACTCAATTCTGCTCCCACATGTTTATTTTACGGAACAAGACCACCGACGAAATAGAGACAGAAGGAGGTAGGTTTGGCACTCATAAATTAATCAATGTTAAAGCTCGACACTTAGGAAGTGATATTGCTGGTGCGCTTGAGCCTGTTAGTATTGGAGACGCGCTTCGTAAGAATTCTATAAATCTAGAATTTAATAACTTTAATATTGTGGAAAGGGGAGACTTAAGAGATATAGCTAGAATGCTCAACGGCGAAGAAGATTTAGATAATGATGGAGTCCAAGAAACAATCCCAGATTTCGATGAGTTCTGAAGACTTCCAAGGGATTCTGGAGTCGATAGGATACAATCTGATTGACTGCGGAGATCACTGGAGGGCGCAGGCTCTATATCGAGATGGAGACAATAAAACTGCCGTAAAGATTTATAAGAATACGGGAGTTTGGATGGATTTCGTAGCGAACTCAGGCTCTAAACCTTTCGAAGCTTTAGTTAGACTTACCCTTAAAGATGAGAAACAATTAGTAGAGCTTCTTGGCGATGCGAAACTAGAGACCTCGACACTTTATACCCCAAAAGAAACAATAGAAATGGAAAGAATTTATCCCCCATCGACTTTAGACCGACTTTTTCCTAATTATCATTTTTATGAAAAAAGAAAAATTTCCAAGGAAACCCAAGAGGCTTTTCAAGCTGGACTCGCAGGAGTGGGAAAAATGTATAGGAGGATGGTTTTTCCCATTTATAATGAACACGGTCAAATAATAGGCTTTTCTGGTAGAAAGGTTGACGAACACAACGATTATCCCAAGTGGAAACATATTGGTCGAAGAAATAATTGGGTTTACCCTGCGCTTAATACACAGACAGGTGTTGACGAAGAGATCGAATCAACAAAAGAGGTGGTCTTGGTAGAAAGCGTAGGGGATGCAATGGCTCTTTATGAACAGGGTATTAAAAATGTGTTGGTTATTTTTGGCCTTTCTGTTAACAATAACATTGTTAATTATCTTAGCGGCAAGTCTATTGATCATATTTTTATTGCTACGAACAACGATGATAATAGTGAGAAAAATAGGGGCTTTATTGCAGCGCTTAAAAGCTTCATTAAGCTTTCTAACTATTTCGACCTAGAGAGGTTGACTGTAAAACCTCCTCCCAAACCGTATAATGACTTCGGAGATGCCCATGTAGGCGGTTATGACCTTAATAACTGGCTCACCAAAGATATAGACAAGTCCGCACAATTAAATTATATCGTAGATTTTGTTAAGAACAATCCCTCTAACTTCACAAAGAAAGAAATAAAGACAACTTTAATACTTAGTGATGCCTGAATTACAAACACCATTATCCGCTAGCAGAATAAAGACGGTGCAGTCGTGTTCATGGTTGTATTGGTGCAAATATAAACTCAAGCTCCCAGACAAAAGCAATGATGGAGCTAGAAGAGGCTCTATCTGCCATTTAGTTTTTGAGGTGCTGAGTGCGAAGGGGAGGAAAAAATACTATAATAAAATATTAAAAACCCAAGATGTATTTTCTATCCCCTCTCTCAAGAGATTAATTCTCAAACATGCCATTAAGGAGGGCATAGGCGACACCGAAAACGTGGAGCTAATGAAGGAGATGATCTTCAATGGTCTCTCCTATGATTTTTTTGGATCAGACTTGGGGAAACCTACTGAAGAATTTTCTGAAAAAGATTTTGAGATTACCAAAGATGACGGGGATATAAAATATAAAATAAGAGGCTTTATAGATAAGCTTTTTTTATATAAAAATAAAAAATTAGCCATAATAAGAGACTTTAAGACGAGTAAAGAAGTATTCAAAGGAAAGGATCAAACGGATAACCTACAAGATTTAATGTATAGTCTCGCGGTTAAGAATTTGTTTCCTGAGTATTCCGAGAGGGTAAGTGAGTTTCTTTTCCTTAAATTTGACCTTGATCCCAATGCTCGGAAATCGGGGTTGATAAGAATGAAACCCCTTGAAGAAGAGGAGCTGGAGGGTTTTGAGATGCAGCTATCTGAAATACAAAAATATTTAGATAGTTTTTCAGAAAAAGGTGCTAAGAAAAATTACGCTGCTTACCAAGGTTTTCCTACCGACAATTCTTTTAGCGGGAAGCTCCTGTGTGGATTTGCCTCTAAAAAAGGGGAACTTAAAAAAGACGGCTCTCTTAAATGGCATTGTCCCATGAAGTTTGATTTCTTTTTTTATGAGATCCACGATGCTGGTGGCCATTTTGTAAAGTCATATTTTGAAGAAGAGTTTTCTGAGGAGTTAGTCCCAGAGGGTGGCACCTATGAAATGAAATATTATCAAGGTTGCCCCGCACATTCTTCTTGACCTTTGTCGTAAGAGCCTTACCATAAGGGGGATGACTCCAGTATTTAAGTCAACATTCTCTATAGGGAGAAGCATTTTAACCTTAAATAGAGAAGAATTAGCAGACGGCCCTGATAGCATCATGGAGATCTGCAAAGAAAACTCCATCAACCCGCTTGTATTAGTGGAAGACTCTATGACGGGTTTCGTCACGGCCCACAACCGTTGCAAAGAGGTGGGGATTGACCTTCTCTTTGGCTTGAGAATTACTTGCTGTAACAACACTCTTGAAGATGATGATTCTGATCATAAGATAATAATCTTCGCCAAGAACGATGAGGGCTGTCGATTGCTTTATAAAATTTATTCACATGCTCACACAGGAGAAAATGAGAAAGTAGACTTTCCTTTCTTGTCTTCTATTTGGAATGAGAACATTGAATTAGTCATCCCCTTTTATGATTCTTTTATTTTTAACAATCAGTTGCATCTTAAGAAGTGTGTTCCTGATTTCTCAAATATACTTCCGACATTTTGGCTGGAAATGAACGACTTGCCGTTCGACTTTTTCTTGGCAGAGAAAGTTAGAAAGTTTGCTCACAGTATGATGAGACCAGTTAAGCTTGTAAAAACTGTTTTATACAAAAAAAGGGAAGACGCAGAAGCTCTTCAAACTTATAAGATTCTTTGCAATAGAAATTTCGGCAGAGCAGCTACATTGAGCAACCCTAACCTAAATCATTTTGGCAGCAAAGAGTTTTGCCTTGAATCTTACTTAGACTGGAAACACATAGAACATGAACGAACCCCTGCTTAGATTTAATAAAAAGCAAAGATATATTGTTTTCGACACTGAAACCGAAGGGTTAAATTTGATCACTTCTAAACCGTGGCAAATAGCTTGGCTTGTAGCCGAGGGAGACAGGGTAATTGAGAGGCATGATCTATATATCGAGTGGCCCGATTTAAATGTCTCAGATGAAGCTGCCAGAATTACAGGGTTTTCGCGCAAACAGTATGAGAAAAAATGTAAACCGCCCAAAGAGGTGTGGTCTAAGTTCTCTAAGGCTTTGCTCGACCCTGCCAGCTTAATAATAGGTCAAAACCTATTAGGTTTTGACGTTTATATGATAAACATCTGGAGGAAATTAATAGGTCTACCTTCTGATTAT